CAATTGAAGCCGTGGTAGTGATATAATCGTATAGTTTCTTATACCAATCCATCCAAGCAAACGAACCCGGCTCAGACTTAACTGGTGGTGGTGGAGGTACTGCTGCCATTATTGAATACCTTTGTTAATATCTACCTCAATGCCCTCAAGCATGAATAGATGTGGTAGACTATATTGTATCTTGAACGCTCGTCTACGAAAACTACCTAGCTGACCCATAACAGGGAAATCATAGTTGAAGGATAACACCCGTGGCGTAGACCATGACTTATAATCATCATCCGACCACGAAATGTAAACATCATTGTCCACATCCGTACTATCAGGAACAATTCCAAGAAGAGTTAAACGAGACATGAACTTACGATTGATGGTATCAAAGTCCATCTTCTCCGTAGTAATCTCACACATAAAGGCAGTACCATTATCTGTGAAATAATCCTCACTCATTTTAGATATCGTTGTGCCATTCTTATGAAGAATATAAGGAGTCCCATTAGGGCCATCACAAGCAAACTCTCCAACAAAATTACTTCCATTAGTTGCTCCACTAGCCCACTCATGCNNTCTGGCTAGCTACTCGGATGGAGTATGCCTTGGCGTTTACTAAGTTAGCTCCCTCAGCTAGTAGGGCATTTCGTACTGCTGGTATTGAGATTTCCTTCTCCTTGAAACCTTCGATAGACCATACAGTATGCCCACCAGCAGCCGATTGTCCGACCATAAATACTTCTTTGTCTGTCTGTACTACAGTTCCGATAGCAGCACAACCGAATTGTTGTACGGCGCTAGGGTGTCTACCCAAGGGACTACCCGTAGCCTCAGCAGCATCATACAAATACTCGATACTATTTGTACCAACGGCATAAATATAATTGTTGTTTTTAGTGAGTGCTACAACCTTGTCTGGATACATCTCTGCTGAGAAATATTCACCAGCGGTCCACAACAAGGGATCATCCAAGTTGCTGTTATAAACATCTTGTGTGTCTGCCTTAGCTAGTAAGACATAACCATCAAGAAAGACAGGAAATGGTACGTGGGGGGTGGGGAAGTCTACAGCAGTAATCTCGGTGTACGTTGTGGAGTCAGTAAAGACATACCCCTTAACACCATCCACTAGGACCAAGGTAAATGCTGCTACAGAAGATACGTGTTCACAGAAACCAACGGCACCAGTAGTTGTTGTTAACGTCAATACCAATGTGCCATTGACATAGACCTTATCATCAACAACAGAGAAGATGTAGTTAGTTCCAGAGTAGAGCCAGTTATACAAGCCACGAGCTTCACCAGTGTTGACTGTGTAACTAGCTGTCAAACCCGGACGACTCTTTACAGTAAACTGTTTACCTTCTGTAGACTGACTCCCTAACATCTCCACCATTACATTTACCAAACGCAAATCCTTTTGGGGAGTAGCACCACTACGTTGCTGTGGGTTACCTACCAAGCCTATACGCTTAGTATCATATGTACTAATAGAAGGGGTTTTGCTATAAGCCATTGTGCTCTTTCAAGTACGCAATCATAGCTTGTAATCTTGTTGGATCTTCTTTTGCAAAACCCAGAGCAGCATTACAATCATTGCAGAGTAGTTTACGTATTTTGCCTGTAGTATGATCATGGTCTATAGAAAGAGGTTTTATCTTTTTATTTTTAATGTATCTGTGCTCAGGAAAGCCACAGATAGCACAGCAATTTTTTTGCTCCTGTACCATGGCATCATACTGCTCTAAAGTCATATTATAGGTGACTCGAAGATGGTCTTTTCTACCACGTTTTAAAAGACGCTCTCTATTATCTTGATAATACTGTTTAGCTTTGACAGGATCATATTGCCGTAAATAACGCTGTCTAAAATATTCCTTAGCAACGGCTGGATCTTTGTGTGGCATTAATGTTTACCACTCCAATCAGGGGAAATATAAAGACTACCCTCTTCCATACCAAACATCAGCGCCTGTTGGTGGAAGAACTCAGCTTCCTTAGACAAGGTACTACGGTCTGGTGTGGGAACACCATACTCAGGAGCCAAACGCCATGCCAACCCATAGATCATTGCTTCTGTCCAATAAGAAGGAAAGTCAATATCATCTGTGCTAGCTACCATATCCTCAAAAGGACGTTGGTAAAGGATGGTGATTGTTGTAGTACTATTTCCCGGAGTAGGCCAGAGATTGATCTGACCAGACGTAGCAAACGGTTGGTAGTATAGGTTAATTGGAACACCAGCAGTGTTGGTAAGTGGCAGGAGATTGTAGTTATAGCTGGTGTAGATATTCATCGGAATATTTACGCTAGTAGTACTCTCATTCCTGTATGCTTGAAGCACCTGGAGTGGTGCTGGTGTAGCTAAGGTCTTTCCATTACCAATTTCATACAACGATGTGCCAGAAGTAACTGTGAAGGTGTACTTCTTGATAGCCCATACTGGCATACCATCAGCTTGAAAGCCTTTGACCATTGCGTTCAAGGCTTCTGCGGCGTTGGTGATCTCATATGCTTGTGGAGTACTTCCTCCAGACAAAACGGCTAGTTTCCGTAATGCACTATTAATGATTGCGTCCCGATTAAGAGTCCACGAAGTTACTCCAGAAGTACTCATGTAAGATTCCTTTTATTTAGCGGATACGCCGCGTATTTTTTCTAATGTTCGTAAACCACCAATACCAAGCATAGCACCGAGAACATAGATGAGTGTGTCTGTATCTACAGCAGGAGGCAAAGGCCACTGATGGATCACACTAGACCATTCCAATATGTTGTGTAGGATCGTGGCGTAGAATAAACCCAAACCACAGATCCAACCTACAAATGGTCGCCAACCAGCTACAAATAAGCTGGCGCTAGAGGCCTCTACAGCGTTGATTTTTAGTTGCTCAAGGATAACATTCAAGTCTCCTTGTTGGGTCATCTTGAGTAGTTCTAGTTCCGCAGCAGCTTTAGCTGCGGGATCAGGGAACATCCTGTCGATAAGACCTTTACCTAGTTCAAAGAGTGGAGCTAAGAGTAGGGGATTCATAGTTGCCTTTAATTGTCATCTTTAATTATCCTTTAGACTTAACGCCTGTTACGCTCAATGATCCGATCCAGCTTTGCATCAATCTTGTCGATGGTAAGATTAAAACGCATCACGGTTTCTTTTAGCGTTTCTCGGGTTTCATTATCAGTATCGTGAAGAGTTTGTACATCAGATTTGATTAGAGCAATATCACGCTTAAGGTCTGAATAGGCAGTCATGCCAGCTATTGCCACACCAATGACAGAGATAATGACAGATAGGCTAACTTCCTTTTTCAAGTGCCATCCTATGTCTGTTTTACGTCGGTCAAGGTTGTTGATGGCAATATCAACAGCCTCGTCAAGTTTTTGCATGTCTGATGGGGAGAAGCTCATTGGATGCCTTTATGGGATTAAAAGTAAGTTGTGAACGCCAACACCGCAAGTCACCACGTTTGTAACACCCGTGGTCACGGGGTCATTAAGGTGCTTCAGCAAGAAATACAGCCCGACACTGAATGCGATAAGGGGGAAGTACCCATGAGCCAAACTTCCAGCAACAATCGAGTTGGCTTCAACAAATCCACCCTGACTCAGCAGGTAAGCTGTACTCGCAATGTCCACAGCTTTACATACGGCAAAAGTCTCAGGGCTAGTCATAAGCTCAGGCACTTCTGCCACAGCGAGTGTGGTCAGGAAGAGAAGCACAGCGGCTATGGTCTTAGCAATCATCTTGAGACAAAGCCAACAATGGCTCCAAAGGAACCAGCAGAAGCGTGACTAGCAACCAAGGCTTGTTGTGCCTTGATTTGCTCAGGTGTGGGGGTAGTGCAGAGGATCATGTTAGGTTCCTGTAAGAGTACGCATTTCAGCCCAGTCGGTATTGAGCACATGGGCCGATCCTGTGGTCAATCTCACCCAGCCTGTAACAACATACTGGTTTGGGCCAGTTCCAGCAACAACCGCATTGTTCTTTTTGACTATGTGCCCACGAATATACGTCCCTGCTGTAGGGATTGTGTCTCCCTGCAAAGGACAAAAATTCTTAATCGTG